ACGGTGCATTGGCTCTTTGCGCCTGACAGGCGAAGGGCAGAACTGCTGTGCTACAGGATATTCGAAAAAGCCTGGAAACGTGCCATGAAAACATAGGTTTATCGCGGCACTTTTCCAAAACGCATAACTACTTACTATGGAAATGAAGGTGTGGGATGGTGGACACAAAACCAATTAAGGGCACAACAGACTTAGCAGGCTTCCATGTGGATGAACATGCCACTGCCGGGGGTAGAATTGATTGCCCGATATGTGAAAGCACATACTGCCATTCTGTGGGGTTCCACGAAGACCAAAAAGGCGAATACGATTCTTGGGAAGGCCGTGGTGGTATCAGGTCTATCAAGATGGAATGCGAAAACTGCGAAGGAACTTTCTACCTCAGCGTTGGCTTTCATAAAGGCCAATCTACGCTGCATTTCAGAATCCCCAAGACTCAAAAACATCTGCGAGTTACGCAACCATAATGCTTCTCTAACGGAAACTATTTGCCACTTTGAAAGGATACCCCAGCCATGGCTGTTATCAGACCGATTACACCAACGAAAAAGATTACCGAAGTTCAAGTTTTAAGGAATCGCCAGCGAACATGGCTTACTAATGACGAAAAGTTTGAGATCCTTGCTGCATGTGTAAAAATTGGGTTTCATATTGCGCCAATCACCTACATAGCACCAGGGGGGGTATGCTCATGCGGCAGGCATCTTTGGAGCAAAGAAAAGAAACCATGCGGTAAAGCAGGAAAGCACCCTATTTATAAAGGCTGGGAAAAAGACTGCATTACCACAACCGAAGAGTTGAAAAAACAATTACCTAAAAACAAGCCCAACAACTGGTGCTGTTCTCTTGGCAAGCGGTCAGGCGTTTGGGTACTGGACGTTGACCCACGAAACGATGGCGACAAGAAACTCGCTGCCTACGAAGCACAACACGGCCCGCTTCCCAAAACGCTCACCGCCACTACAGGGGGGGGTGGTAAGCATATTATTTTCCGATACCCTACCGATGGCCGAAGTATTAAAAACGACAGCGGCGGGAAAAAACTGGGGTTAGGTCTTGATGTCAAGAGTGACGGCGGCCTTATTGTCATCTCCCCATCACGCCACCAGTCGGGCAATCTTTACAAGTTTGATGCCATGCCCGGCACGGTAGAAATTGTCGATGCCCCGGCCTGGCTGCTTGACCTGGTATGTGACAAGGAAGAGCCAGCAAAAGTTTGGACACCAGAAGAAATAGAAGCGTTCAAAAAGCAACATCAGGAGACTTACGATCTTGGCGGACATGGCCAAAAATACGTTTATGCCGCACTTAACAAGGAAGTTGATCGCGTCCTAGCTTGCCGGGAGGGATCACGAAACGACACGCTTAATAAGGCTGCCCACGCATTGGCACGTTACTTCCACACAGGACTTATTTACGAATCTGACGTGTATTCTGCGTTACTTGATGCGGCGCAGGCTATTGGGCTTGATATCAGTGAGGCGGATGCCACCATTAAAAGCGGTTTCTCCGCAGGAATCAAAAAGCCAAAATCCCCACCAGATCCCGACGAATACTACCGCAAAAAACAGGCGGAACGCAAGGCAGCGAGAGAGTTGCAAAAAACCGCCGAGCCTGTTGTTTTCGAAATGTCACAATCCGAAATTGCGGAGTTTGACCGGCACTTCGGCGCGGCAATGGACCGCGAATTAGAACTGCAGAAACTGCCGAATTACAAAGAGCTGTGCGAAGAAGAAGCAAGGCGCCAGCGTGAGGAACAAGAGAGGATCGATGAGGGGAACAGGCAGCGTACTCCCGAGCCCGAGCCTCATCCCCCTGTGCCTCTTGATCCGATCAAGTGGCACCGATGCCATGAATGCGACCCAGAAACGGCCCACCGGCACTGTCCCAAGTGTGCTACAGAAAAGCTGGGCGTCACCAGGCCGCGGCCGGTAGATAGCCCCTGCACACGCGGCGGCCGGTATCTCGTGCAATCGACGGAGAAGGGGAAGGAAGGCCGGTTGGCCAAGTTCCAGCCAAAGTGCGGGATGTGGGGCTGCTACAAGTGCGGGTACGACAACGAGTGTGACCACCTGGCCCACTACATGCTCATCGCCCAGGATATGAATGATAGTTACGAAACACCGATCATTCACCTGCCTGATTATCACATTGAAAACCCAAAAACGGCTCGAGTCGGCATCCAGAACGGGGTGTGGAAAGCCACCGTACATGAGGACCACCGGCGAAAATACGCGAATAAACTCTCAAAAATGGGGGTGTATTACATCATCGACTATGTTGGTGATGACAAATACTCTGTTTACTGCTTTCTCCCAGCCGGAATTGATGAAAACCGGCTCGATTACTCTACAGGACGTGCGGAAATCTCTACTGAAAAGATCACGTTCAGACAATTCGATCAAGAGCACCGAATGCACCTGTCAAACTTCGGCCGGTTCATTAAGCTGCAGAAATCCCTGTGGGACCTGTGCGATAAGCCATTCGGGGCCCGTAAACGCCATAACGCGGTGACATACTGCAAGGCCCTACGCATGCCTCGGCGGATGGTATCAACTGGCAAGAATCGCCTGGTTGGTGCCATCATGCTGAATGAAGAGGAAATCTTGAAAGTGTGCGAGGAGATGGGGGCCGACACCTACCGCGGCGATACGCGGAAAATCGATTTAAGCCACAAGCGGGGCCTGACACAGTACCTGATTGAGTTCATCCGGTACGACCTGAAAGACGCCTGCGATGAGACGATACAGAGGTTTATCGACCGGTTAACCGGCAAAGACAAGATCGTTGAACCTGCTTACGATGCCTACGAATACACAGCGGGAAGCAGTTGTCTACAGTACCCGCTAGTTACTTAGACAACTGCTTCCTCGGTACTCGCTCTCAGCAGCCGTTCCGACCACGCCAACCACGCCAATCTGATTAGCTTTTAACTCGCAGCCCTTAGTCTGTTCCGTCGAAGGACTGTAGTGAGGCCAGCAAAGTGCTGGACATGGTAGGGTGGAAGTATGGCAAGGCCACGAAAGTTTACACCAGAAATTGCAGAGGAAATATGTAAGGCGGTTGCTGCTGGCGTTCCTGAAAACTACGCGGCAACGGCTGCGGGCATCCATCGTGACACGATGCACCACTGGAAGAAACGGAACGCTGCATTTGCCGACGCAGTGAAAAAAGCCAGGGCACAAGCAATTCAGGTTCGCATTGAACGAATTGAGAAAGCAGCGCGCGGCGGTGAAGAAGTAGAAGTCAGCGAAAAAACCATCAAGCATAAAGACGGCAAACTGGAGCGTATTGTTATTCGCAGGAAAACAGCACCGTCATGGACTGCCGATGCGTGGTACTTGGAGCGGCAATTCTGTGAAGAGTTTGGTTTGAACCGGCTGGACCTCAAAGAACTACTGAAGATTCTTCGTGCCAGCCGTGCTGGGAAACAAGTCGAGGAACGTCATGGCTCCGAAGCAGACCAGGGTAATGCGAAAAAGGACGACGAAAGAGGAGCAGGCAGCGTTACCTGAGCCTGTTCACCTCGATTACATTGCCGAACAGTTTGTGGATATTGCTACGTTGGTTCCCGATCCAGCTAATGCACGCACGCATCCTGAATCTAAAGCGAGTGTAGAGTACAAGCGTGTCAAGATCGACGAACTACACGAAGACCCGGCAAACGCCAGGATTCACCCAGAAAACAATTTGGCTGACATTCGGGCCAGCCTGAAAGAGTTTGGCCAGGTCGAACCGCTGGTAGTACAGAAGTCATCAGGTAAGGTGATCGGTGGCAATGGTCGCTTGAAAGTCATGCGTGATCTGGGCTGGACAGAATGTGACGTTGCCTATGTTGATATGGATAACATGAAGGCAACAGCGTTAGGTATAGCCTTGAATCGTGCAGGCGAGAGGGCTGAATGGGATAAGGAAACGCTGGATAAATTGCTTGGTGAAATAGGTGATGTCAATGAGGAGTTGGAGCAGTCGTTTAAGGAATTGGAAGAGGCGGTAGGGATAACCCCGCCAGATTTCCAACCAGCGACGCTGGACGAACAAGGTCAATTAGATCAGAAGGCAAAGGTAACTTGTCCTAATTGTGGTCATGAGTTCTAAACCAAAATTAAAACTAGACTGGTGCAGCCATGAAGCAGCTAAGTATGCCGTGGAGAAGTGGCATTATTCTAAGAGGATGCCGACCCCGCCCATTGTCAAGTTAGGCGTTTGGGAGGATAACTGTTTTATAGGTGTTGTTTTATTTAGTCGTGGTGCAAATAACAATCTAAGCAAGCCGTATGGTTTATCTGCAACAGAGTGCGCAGAACTGACTAGAGTAGCGTTAAATACACACAAAACGCCAGTATCTAAAATATTGGCGATTGCTATAAAGATGCTTCAGAAACAATCAAAAGGTCTACGTTTATTAGTGTCATTTGCAGACACTAATGAGGGGCATCATGGTGGGATATATCAAGCTGGTGGCTGGGTCTATTCGGGGCAAAGCAAATCAACTCCTAAATACATAACAAAAGAAGGTAAAGTTCTCCATCAACGGCAGGTAAGTAAAAATGGAATAAAACCTCAATACGGTCAAATGAGAATTGTTCCTAAGCAATCAGATTGCAAGATTATTCCTCAACTTAATAAACACCGTTACCTTATGCCTCTTGATGATGAAATCAGAAAACGAATTGAACCATTACGCAAACCATACCCAAAAAAATGCGTCACAAGCATAGAGAACGATGCACCAGCTAACCATGCTGGCGAGGGCGGTGTAATTCCGACCGTGACGCTCCAGAACACACTATGACCACTGCCCTAGCCTTAAAACG